CTATCGAATGAACTAATGAGGGAGTGGAGTGGTTACCTAAGAGAAAGGGAAAGAGCAAGAGTTCTTATTAACGCAATATCTAGTGCCAAGCAAAAGGCGGTACTGATTGATAGATACATTAATTGTTACACATGGGAAAAGGTAGCAGAATTAATAGGGTGTTCGGTGCAAAACATTCACAATCTGCATAAGCGTGCAATTAGAAATTTTGAAGTAATTTTTAAAAAGGTTGATAGTATTTGACTATCAATTTATGGGATACTATATGTGGGCATGGATGAAGAGAACACTTTCAACAAGCCTCCTAGAAAAACTACACACTATTAAGGACTACATCATACACAGGTCGCACAACACAGTATGATGCGGTCCTTTTTAGTTTATAAGGGGTATTTGATGAAGCATAAAAGAATTACATCCAAGAAAACGATACAAGAAGTTCGCAAGACATATTGTGAAATATGCGGACAAAGAACAAATATAGAACCGCATCATATTAATACACGTGGCAGTGGTGGTGGAGATATTAAGGAGAACTTAATACAACTCTGTACACAATGCCATATCAATACACACAGTGGACAATATCCAACTAAAGATGATTGCTTAAATAAAGTAGCAGAGCGTGAAGGTATTACATATGATGAAGCCTATGCAATAAATCGTAGAGCAATGGGATATGATGTATGACTAGAATATGTTGTAACAGGGATAGATGCCTTAATAATAAATATGGCATCTGTACTGCAGACACAATTGAATATGAGGGAATATGTCAAAGCTACATAACACAGAATGATGCAAGAAAAACAAATTGCGGATTATGTAGAAGGACACATGGGAAGTTAAAGCGTAATAGCAATACGGTATTAAAGTAGAGGTGATGCAATGCTAAAAGCATGTAGCTATTGTGGAGGAATACATGAAGGAGAATGTCCACATAAGCCAAAGCGCAACTACAAGCAGGAGCATGCAAATGCATCTGATAGCAGAAGGAAAGAACGGAAGTTCAGAAGCAGTGTTGAATGGCAAGACTGCAGAAGAGATATATTAGATCGTGATAAACATCTATGTAGATTATGCTTGCACGAAGATAATTATATTAGTGTAGGGCAACGCTTAGATGTACATCACATTGAACCATTACACGAAGCATGGAAGAAGCGTACGGATGAAAAGAACTTGATTACATTATGCAAGATGCATCACTACAAAGCAGACCATGGAGAATACAAGAGGGAGTACTTGAAAAAAATAATTAGCACCCCCCCTACCATAAAATAATTTTTTTGCGAAAAAGTCCAAGACCGTACTGCTCACCACAATTTACACAATTTTCCCTAATGGGACATGCGTGCGCACGTGAATATATATTTATTTATATAGGGACTATACAAGGATGCTGCAAGGCAGAGGAAAGGAGGTGGACACATGAGAAAAGCTGTATCAGCAAGGACTACAAAGAAGCACTTAACAAAGGCAGAAAAAGAAAAACGTATTGCTGTAGAAAATGCGTTTATTGATGATGCGGAAATAGAACCGCCAAGCTACCTAACTAAAACACAATTAGAAGCATTTCACTTTATTGTTGATGCATTAAGGCAGGCGAAGGTATTAAGCAGATTAGATACACAAACGATTATTCAAGCGAGCGTGGCTATTGATATGTTACACACTGCAAATAAGCGTGTGGCCAAAAGGCCAACACTTGCAATTGACAGAGAATTTGTAGCAACACAAGAAAAGCTGGTGAGGACATATTTAAAATTATGTGATGAATTGTGTCTATCTCCACAATCTAGGGCAAAGCTTGGAGTACTTGTAGCAAATCAAAAAGAAGAGGAACAAGATCCATTGCTAAACGTGCTGCAAGGGGGTGTATTGAGTGGATAAAAAACATCCTGCATATCGGTACGCAATGGACGTTGCAAAAGGGACAATTAATACACCAAAGTATGTAAAACTACAAGTGAAAGAGTTCCTAAACATTGCAAATAATAAGGATAGACAGTACATTATTGATGATAATAAGGTACGAACTATTGGAGAATTGCTAAAATTATTAATAATGCCTAAAGGATTAAAGGCGAATATCACAGTATATGATGCTATGGCAGGGTTCCAATGGTTCTTTATAACTGCAATATTATGTACAGTTGAACGTAATAATAAAGACAAAAGACGATATGAAAACGCAATACTTGAGATATGCAGAAAGAATGGCAAGACATTTATAATTGCTATTCTTTTTATTTTGCTATTTTTCATGGAGCCTAAGTTTTCAAAGTTCTATTCTGTAGCGCCAGACGGTTCATTATCACGTGAAATCAAAACAGCTATAGAAGAAATATTGCGTAGCAGTCCTGCCATGTTAGGTAAGATGAATGGTAAGGAAAAATTTAAAATGTTACGTGATTATATACATTGCAACATTACGGACAATAGATATATTCCGCTTAACTATTCAACAGGGCGCCTTGACGGTAAATTGCCAAGTGTATTTCTAGTGGATGAAACAGGAGCATTGCCAAATACATATGCAATTGAAGCAATGCGTTCTGGCCAATTAACAATACTAAATAAACTAGGCTTTATAATCTCAACTAAATACCCAACTTTAAATAACCCCTTTGAGGATGAAGTTGACTATGCAAAGCGTGTATTGAATGGTGCGGTAGATGATGATAAGGTATTCGCCTTGTTATATGAACCAGATGATACCAAAGGATGGGCCACAAATGATGAAGTGCTAGAACAAAGCAACCCACTAGCTATTGAAATGGAAGAAATCATGGATGACTTGAAATCGAAAAGGCAAGTAGCTATTGAGATTGAAAGTAAGCGTGAAAACTTTATCACAAAGCATTGCAATATCATTTATAGCGGTGCTGGTAGTGAAAGTTTTGTAAACGTAGCCGATTTACAGAAAGGTGCTATAGATCATATCGATTGGAGTGGCCGTGAAGTGTTCCTCGGTGTTGACTTGGCTATGACTACAGACAACTGTGCCGTATCTATGGTTGCCTTTGATGAAGAAACAGAAAAGGTTTATCTTGATGCGGTAGCCTTTGTACCAGAAGATAGGATAGATGAGAAATCAAAACTGGAACGTATTCCATATCGTGATTTTATCAACGCTGGTTACTGCCTAGCGTGTGGTAATCGTACTGTAGATTATGGTGCTATTGAGCGCTACATAATGCAAATAGAAGCTAAATATGGGGTTACTGTAATGGGTATTGGCTATGATAGGTATAATGCCTTATCAACTGCACAGAAGCTAGAGGATGCTGGATATACGATGGTAGAAATCAAACAACATTCTAGTGTGTTACATCCAGCTACTAAGTGGCTTGCAGAATTGGTAGCTGATGGCAATCTTGTTTATGAAAAAGGTAACAAATTACTAGAAATCAACTTTGAAAACTCACGATGCGTGTACGATACTAACATGAATAGGTATGTAAACAAGAAAAAATCACGTGGAAAGGTTGATATGGTAGTAGCTGGTATCAATGCGATGTATCTATTACATCAAAATTATATGCTTAATAGTACCCTTGATTGGGTAGTGCAAATGTAGAAAGGGGGTGAAATATTGGGATTAATTAAAAATATCTTTGGTTTAGAGGTAAGAGAAGAAGCGGTAGTAAGCGAAAACTCATTCATTGATACGGCTGATGATGTGGACTTAGGGCTTCCTAGCTTTGATGCATCAACAAATGTAACACGCAAGCAAGCGTTAAGCGTGCCAGCGGTAGCAAGTGCGTTGTTTTTAATTAGTGGTATTATTGCTGGTATTCCTATCAAGTTATATAGACGAGATGGTAATACTATTACAGAAATCACAGATGATGAACGTACAAAGCTATTGAACATTGAAACAAATTCAACACTAGGTGCGTTTGAAACAAAGCAAGCCATGATTAATGATCTAATCCTAGAGGGTTCTTGCTATTGTTACATAGGCAAGAATGGTAATGATGCGGAATCATTACAGTATCTACCTAAAAATAGGGTTAGCGTACTAGATAATGGCAAGCTAATTGACAGAGTAGTGTATTACTTAGTCGATGGATACTACTATGATAACTTCAATATCATGCGTGCGGTGCGAAACTCTAAAGATGGTGTGCGTGGCCGTGGCCTTTTGGATGATAACGCAATGCATATATCCAGTATGTACAACGCTTTGGTGTATGAAAATGGAGTAATTAGTAAGGGTGTACGCAAAGGATTCCTAAAATCTGAGGGCCGTTTGACTGTAAAAGCCTTAGAGGCACTAAAAAAAGCATGGCGATACATGACATCTAAGCTAGGTCAGAGTGATGTAATCGTACTGAACAAAGGGATTACATTTGAAAGTGCAGATAGTACCGCTGTAGAAAATCAGCTAAATGAAAGTAAACAAACAAATGCAGACTTAATTTATAAATTATTTGGCTTTACAGACAAAACATTTACAGATGAGAAAGCATTTAATATTTTTGTTAAAACTACAATTATGCCAATCGTAAATTGCTTTATTCAATCTATTAATAGAGCAATGTTGCTAGAAACAGAGAAAGGCAACTTGTATTTTAACCTTGATATGAATGATTTGCTGAAAGCTGATATGCTCACACGCTTTAATGCTTATAAGACTGCATTGGATAGCAACTGGATTAACATTGATGAAATTCGTCAACGTGAAGAGCTATCACCAATGGGCATTGATTTTGTAAGCATGAATCTTGGGAATGTATTCTATTATCCACAAACGAAAAAAGTGTATACACCAAATACTGGCGTGCTTGGTGATTTAATTACACTAAAAACAACGAAAGGGGGTGAGAATATTGAAAATTGAGGTACGTAATGGTGCAGTAACAATTGAGGGATATGTGAATGTTACAGAACGATTGAGTAAGCCAATTCGTGATGTAAGAGGTCAATTCCTTGAAAAAGTAGCTACTGGAGCGTTTAATTCGGCACTTCAACGCAATGATAATGTAGAATTGCGGTTTAATCACCGCCGTAAATTGGGAGACCAACAAGATGGCTCGCTAGAATTGCGTGAAGATA